TGGTACCACTTCACCGTTAGGTTTCAGTACAGAATTCCGGATAGCATCATCATCCATTGATTGTAATGCATCCTTGTTCTTTGCCACTTGAAGCAATTCATCCTTTGTATATCCGGATCTATTCCGTACTACAGGTTTACCGAAAGTCGGATATTGAATAAAGGATGAAGGGGTACGGGCTGCAAGTTCAGCTATTTCTCTTTCTAGAGCTCTTCTTGCTGAGTTAAATGCAAGCACCTCTCCTCCGTAAGCTTCGGCAGGATCCATTGGCCCGAGTGATTCCCAATTATATGCTGCTTCGTTTGCATAATAAGCTGCTTTGTCTGCTGCAAGTTCCTCTTCCATGTCCCTCATCAACATCTCACGTTGCTTGTCGGGGTCAATGTCAGGTGCATTCCTCATGCTTCTCATATCATCCGCCCTCTGAGCCCCGTAACGTGTAGGAAGGTATCTATTCAAGGGTCTTCCCATCTTTGCCACAGACGATGCTATTCTGTTGCCCATACCCATTCCAGGGATACCGGGATCAAACAGTCCAGCATAAAATTCCTCAGCATCTGCTCTCATCTGTCCTTTCATGTTAGGAGCAACGAATTGCATATTCGGAGTGCCTGAGAAATTACTTGATCTCCTGTCAGTGGAAGGGTAGTCTATCTTTCCCTGAGCAGGTACCGGCCCTTTGTATTTCAACTCATCAGGCAGTTCCTGTATCAGTCTGTTCGCCTCTGCGATATTCCTCACACGTGCATCATCCTGTACCATCTGGCTGAGTGGAAGCATCGGTGGCATTGCTACACGGGTACTGGACTGAGGAGTAGGATCGTACTGTCCTCCTGCCTGGAGTTTAGGTAGTTGTGGTGCCTGTGGAGGATTCACATGTCTCTCCAATACCTCATTCACTGGGCCAGGCTGAGATAGTATGGACTGCTTCTCACGGAAGGTCATGTTGATGCCCCTCCTCTTGAGTTCACTGTCGAGCTGCTGTAGTCTCATTTCTTCTTCAGTGTTGATCCGGGCCTGTAGTTCCTGAGTCTCTCCCTGAGCGGTACGAAGGTTCCTCCGTCCTTGAAACTCGGCACTTCAAGCACTGTGTGTGTCTCCGGATGTGTAGGTACGTCCACGAGGCCTGGTGGAAGAGGTCTTGAATCTATGAGGAGACCGCTCTTATCGAACTGTTGGAAATCGATAGGGCCCTTCATACCCACCGTATTAAAGCTCTGACCCTGAACATTGGGGAATAGCATGGGAGAAGGAGAACTCTGTCCACTCAGACCTGCCTGTTGCTGTTCAGGAGTTGTGGCGATCTGCGTCTCCTGCAGGATGGCCTGTTGCATCAGTTCAGATATGCTCCCACGGTAGTCGTTGGCATATGCGTCCTTCATTATCTGTAGCAGGTCCGGCATCACTTAGAGGTTGTTGGTTTCGGTTTCTCCTTGGCGATCTTCTCCTTTGAACGGATGTCCTCCATCTTGATGGACTCCTGAGCACGGTTCGCTCTCTCCTTCTCCTGCAGTTCACGCTGTTTCAGTATCTCCTGTCCCGATGTGTCCTGAGGCTGGGGCCTGTTCTGGATCTCCATGATTTTCAATTCACGTTGGAGCTGTCTGTCCTTCTCGTTGTCCTCTGCACGCAGCATGAGGTCCTGTTCCTTGACCCCGATCTCACGTTCACGGAGTTCGGCATCCATCTGATCCTTCTTCTGAATGGATTCTTGTTCAGCCTGTGACTGTGCCCTCATGAGTTCCTGGGACTGTTTCTCAGCCTTGTTGATTTTCTCTTTGAGGATGGCGAAGGATTCCCCTTCGATCATGTCAAGGGCCTGTGACATGGATCCTCCGTTCTGGATCATCGCATGTGCCAGTTCACGGGCATTGTTCATCTTCTCCACCTCCTTGGTGGCATCGGTCACAAACACACCGAGATCACTGAGCTGCCAGTTGTCCGGATCTATCTGGAAGTAGTCCACGGATCCGTCAGGCATGAGATACGTGCCCTTCTTACCGTTCTTCCATGCGTCCTTGGATATCTCAAGGAGCATCTGCAGGTCCCTCCTCTCGAACTGGGCGAACTTCCTGAACAGATCCTCAGTGCTGTGGGAGGACTGGATGATGGCCTGTTGACCCATGGCCTTCCCCTGATACTGACCCACCTCACCCCTTCTCTGACTGTTCACCCCTGAGAGATTCTCCCATTCGAACTGAATGTGCTCAAGGAGGGTGATGTACAGTTGGATGGTCTTCACACTGAGGTCCATCACCGACTGGTGCTGAGGACTGAGTTTCACCCCCTCCTTGTTGTAATCCACCCATGCGATACCTGTGCCCTCAACGAAGTACATGAACTTGTCCATGTCCCAGTTCTTCGGGATGAGGTTGATGTCCAGCTGGGCGATGATGTCCTTCGATCTGGCTATCGAGGTCTCCAAGCGGTACTTGTAGATGTTGTAGTTCAGCTGGAATGGGACACCGAGCTCTATGAGGGATATGTTCTGTGAGTTGATGTCAGAGTATCTTCTGCCATTGACAGGCAGTTTCAGCTTGGACGGATTATCAATGAATTCCCTTGAACTCACTTGGCGGACGTCTATGTCGATGTCATCCCCGATCCTGATGCCCTGCCAAGGTTGATTGTGCCATTCCCATTCAAGTCTGGCACCCAGTTCCCTCATCTCCTTCGGCAGTACGAACCCATCAGATACCTCCGTGGTCTCCATGCTGCCCGTCTCAGGGTCCATCATGGTGAGGAACCCTATGCGCTTCAAGGACTGCCAGTACACGGTGCGTACACGGATCAACGTGTCACTGAGGGCATTCCTGTCATGGTTGGATGCGGAGAACACGGACATGGAATCATTGATCCTGTTGGACCACAGGGATTCCATCTGATCCTTGTCGAGGAATCTTCCCCAGTTGCGGACAATGGCTGATGGACCCATGTACCGGGTGATGATACACCAGTCACTCTCCTCAACGAAGTCAAGGTCAGGGTCGAGGTCATAGTCAATGTCCAGAGGATTGAGGATGTCATAGTTCACCTCATTGTTCCTCACTGTCCTCTCCGAATAGCATTCGCCGGATACAAGGAAATGGAACCATGCCTTCTGAAGCTTGTCGTGCACTTCCTCACTCTGGGTGATATAGGTCAGTCCCTTCTGTCCGAGTATGGCCTCATTGTCCACATACGATCTCTCGAACATGTCCTTCATGTTCTCGGTCATCGGTATCTCCTGTGATTCCTCACCGGTATCTATGCCGGCCGCATTGAGCTCATTCACAATGCCCTGTTCGATCATGGACATGATGAACTGGGACTTGGACTGTTCCTTCCTGTCCACCGCATCGGAATTCAGGGCCACCACAGAGTAGTTGAAAGGTCTCTTGGCCTTCTCCCCGAGGAGGAGATCGATGGTGGGCTTGATGATGTTGTAGTTCCTCAGTTTGGACGGGAAGTTCTGCCTCGTCTTGCCGTAGGGCTTCAGGACATAGTTGTAGTCCGCGTTGTCGATCACGCCGTTGTAATAATCGTACAGGCGCTTGAGACGGGATCTCCTGTCAGACCATACGGCCTGTTCCATGTTGAGGAATGCGTCCATGCACTCCTTCTTCCACTTCGTCCCTTTCTGGGATATGGAGACTCTTTGATTGGGTATCTGGTGGTACATGGCGTTCAGATGGAGGATATCCCGTCTGTTGGAATATCATCTGCAAATATCGGTGTTCCGTTGTACATGTTGTCGAACCAATCATTATGGGGTGTACGGTTCTGTGGGGAGGCCTCCGTGTTGAACATCTCCTGCATCATGAACATCCCTACGATCATTGCCATCGCCCTGTCAAAATTCCCCTCCTTGCTGTTGAACCTCTTCAGTTCCTCCAAAAGGGCAAGGTCATAGATCTTGTGCATGTTCAACTGGTAGGAGTCGTCAAGGAGTCTTCCCCTCTTGGACTCCATCCAGTCTCTGAGGTACAGTTCGCCCTGACGTTTCCTTGCATCGGTCATGTGCATCCCGTATCCCCTCTTCACTCTCTGGGATTGCAGTTCCTTATTCTCCAGGAACTCGAACTCAGGTTGGAGCATGTGGAGCATCCTGTACCTCTTGGCATATCCGATCACGTCACCCCGGTCATTCTCGAAACCTATCCTTGCATTGTACAGACCTGCGAGATTGAAGAGATTCCTGTTGTACTCGTCCTGTGTAGGAGGTCTTCCCACGTACGAGGCCACGATCATGTCATCAGGCTGTGACATGTTGTTCGGTCTTTTCATCACATAAGCGGCTCCCAGTGATGCTCCCTTGTCATGGGCATAGGGGTCATGGCAGATGAAGTAGAGATTGTCCGGTACGAGATTGTTCTTCATGTACGGTCTCTCGTACAGCACCACACATCCTGTGAGATCATCACTCTTCCTGTGAGGGAACTGATGTATCGGGCGGAGATCGTAATCAGGCTGGTAGGAATATCCCTTCTCACCCCTTGTCACAGTGATCGGTATCCCCATGGTCGTATGGAGATTGTTCGCACGTACCCTGTCCGATTGCTGTTTCAGTCCTGAAATGTTGAAAAGGTTCCCTGCCACCTGCAGTGTGGCCTCCTCAGGTTCCATCGGATGTTCCGCCACGTACTGGTCATACGCCTTGGGGTCATTCCCCTTCTTCCTCTTCTCCCTCTGGGTATTCTCGAACTGTTTGGCCTCCTCTATGAGGGAATTGCCCTCATCGTCTATGAATCCCTCAAGGATCTCGTAGATCGGTACGAAATAGCCGCAGGTGGATCCATGATTGGCCTCACTCCACACGTTCTCGAAGGACATGCACTCGTAGGCGGCCGGATTGTAGAACAGTTCATTCAGACTGTCGAACCCGTCACCCTCTGTGCCGCCAGTACCAAAGGCCACCATGAGTCCCAGTGTGGTATCCCCCTGTCTCATCGTTGGAAGGGCCACTGACCATGCGGCAAGAAGTTCTGGGAATGCACCTGCCTCCTCGAAGAACACGAGTTCCCCTGCCTTACCCCTGGCCTTGTCAGGATCATCTTTCAGAGTCTCCCCTGCAATGGTGGAGAGCATTCCCTTCTCCACGTACTGCCCCTTGACCTTCTCCTTGTACCCTGATGTCTTCTCCATCGGGCCATCTTTCAATCGTGGTTGTGTCCAGGCAGTGTTGGCATCCACGAAGTTCATGATCTCGAAGGTCTTGCTGAGGATACCGTCAGCCCCTGAGAGGTATGCCTTCTGACCTGCGAACACGAAGTTCTTGGAGTGCCTGATGTGGAAGTAGTTCCTGTTCATCATACTCCCTGCCTTGTATGAATACCCTTTTCTACGGGCCTTCAGTACGGTCAGATGCTCTCCGTTGTCCCTGGCCTTGTCAACAGCTTCAAAGTAATCATAGTCACTGTCGTAGAACCGTGGGAAGGTGGTCACACGGGATGCGTGCTTCTCTCCCTTCTTTGCCACACGGATCCTGCAGTAGTTCAGGTAGAAGTAGTGATAGCCTGTGATGGTGATATCCCCTTCAGGGGTCGTGTACCCTTCGAGGCATCTTCTCTTCTCCTCATCCCAGAAGTCAAAATATGCAGGTGTCCCTGTCGGATGAAGGGTGTACCGTTTGTTCAGATCATACGCCTGTGCTGCCGGTGAGAGCCTGAGGGTATCCTTGAACCGTTTACTCATTGTACTTGCTCACCGTCACATTCCCGTACGTGGTGGACGTCTCCGATTCCTGCTCCACCGCCCTCTCCAGTTCCTTCAGTCCATGCACCGTTTTTCCCATGGACTCCAATATCCTGACGTGCTTGAGGGCATCATATCCCTCATCCTCCACATCCACATTGTCGAACCATGTACGGAGTTTTGCCACAGATCCTATGGCCGCTTCAAGTAGGAGGGCAGCGGGGGACATGTTCCTTGCATATTCCGTCATGGCATCAACAAGGACCTTCTCCTCTTTGAGAGCCTTGCCGAACACTGCCTGTGACACCTCCTTCCTTCTCTGGGATTCCTCGTAGGCTGCATACCTCGACCTTGGATCCCTCATCAGATAGATGTAGGTCAGGTATTTGGGTGCCTCTTTTCCGTACGTGTCCACCACGGCCTTGAATTCCCTGATGCTCATCGTGTATGGGGAAGGGACCGTTGAAAGGTCACTCTCCATTGTCAGAAGTCTCTCCCTCAGCATCTCTGTTCAGTTTTTTCAATCGTTTCTCAGGTACGTACACCTTACCGAGGGAAGGGAATATGATGGTCCTTCCCGGTTCCTCTGACATGACCCTGCTCCCTACACGGAACTGGGACATGCAGATCTCCTCCACCATCTTCATACTGAGATCGTACCTGTCTGCAAGTACCCTCAGTATCTCATCATGCGTCCTTCTCTTTGACATCCGTATCTGTTATGCGTTCCCACTTCGGTTCAGGAAGAGGACATGATGATGTTCTCCATTTTGCCTTAGTGGGCATGTGACAACCGCATTCTCTGCATCTCTGCATCTCCTTCATGAACGATGGACATGCATGACATGTCTTCAATCGTTCCCTATAGGTCGGAATGGACACATGTT